CTACTTTTCAACCCTTGACATCAATACTACTGTCTCCACATGGGTCGAGTTGATGTAATTGATGTCTAAAGGTGGTTTTTGTACTTGACGTACGAGGAAACATATCAATAGGTTTTTCGCTGCTTTTTCGGAAACCGTAGTATGAGGAAACATGTCAAATACCAAAAACATCTTTTCTAAGTAATTTATAAGTATTAGTTTCTGGTTTTACCAATGGGGCCATTGCATCACGTAAAAAAGTTGCTTTTGTATTTCCACATTGAGTTAATCGTAGAACTTTCCTAGTCTCAGTATAAAATGTACCAGCTGCGGACTTCAAGTCATCTGTAGGATTTCCCCTCGCAATAGATTCATTTAATGCTTTAACTTTGATTGCTTTAATTTCATCAGTTTTTTCTTGTTGATCACAAACCCAGCATAACTTCTCAATTATCTCATCTTCAAGTAAATAAGACTCGAGTTCACGTAACGATAGCACTGTGATTCCTTGTTTTTTTAGTTCTTTAATCTCTTCCAGACTCCTATCATCCCTATCTATTAGTTTAATTATTGTATGATAGGGGTTCACTTTTTCTATCACGTCAAATAGCAATTTCTCTTTTTCCTCAATATCTTTACAGCCGCCAACCGAACAGAACACTGCATTAGGGAATTCTTGTGAAAAGATATTTTTGTAACATAGCTCATCAAAGTTTGTATTTCTTGCTCCTTCTGAACTGCCTTCGCAAAAAATTATGTAATTACCATCAGATACTCTTCTCATAACTGCACTACAAGATGATATATCCGACGTATTCTCTTGAATTTTAAATGTAACTTGGTTATTTCCTTCTGCTAGTTTGATTGCTTCAAGGCACAAAATACTGATCATAACTGCCGGTCCATCTTCGATATACCAACATCCAACCTCATTCTGTTGACTTAGAAGCCAATCTTTTGCTTTCTCAAGATACCTTTGATAACCTTCCGGTTTTAGCACACCTAAAGCAATCATAGCTAAACAAGTAGAAAGGATATCGCCGCTAGTACGATTTGATGTAAGTGGCCATCCACCTGAGGTTAGTTGTGTTTGAAATAGCAACACTAAAGCTTGATCGAAAATGCTAAGATTGATGTTTAATGGTTTTATGCGTTTCCAAGCAAAAGCAATCACACTTGCTATCGGTATGTAGTCGACAACAATTCTATTTATCCTTTTATTTCCATCAGGTTCAGTGCAATACCGCTTCCATGGTTTTGAAACATCTACATTTCCTACGCATATTCCGTGCAACAACGCTTCTAAGCCAAATTTCGATGCTTTTCTAAGTAATAAGTCAGATCTGCAAAAAGAAAACAGCGTGAATCCTGAATGTACAGGGTCAATTCCCGATTGGTAAGTTTGCGATACTTCTTGTGTATATCTATTAACCCAAGGGTCATATTCATTTAAATTGAACCACTCAACCGTTCTAAAGAAAGTCGCCGCTATAAAGTCTTCTTCCTCATCCCTTGCACGTAAGAAGTATTGGAAACGGTTAACCTCATTTAGCAAATCAGTAAGCTCAGGTAATGACAATTCCCGATCTCTTGCCTTTTCTATAATGTTATCTTCCCAATAACGTAAATGGCCGTACTCTTCAAAGACTCTACAAATTGCACATCTCCAGCTTTCTCTAATCTCATCCGACGAAACAAGGGATTCTCCTTGGCTTTTAAAATAAATAAGTGCTTCAAGATCAGCGTTGGTTCGGGCCTCAAGTGCGATAGGATACAACCATGCATGAGCTTTCTCTACCCCAGGTTGAACATAAATAAAGGCTTCATGAAACTTTTCGCTCACAGTAATTAACTCCGGAAAAAAAACACTGAATCCAACAAGACCCATTTGTAAATATTCTTCTTCCTCTACTAGCACATATGGTAACCTGCGTTTTACTGCATCAAAATCAATAAACTCATTTAACTCATAGATTCGTGATTGTATCTTGTCAATGTCTTTTACAGAAGGAACACCTAACCAACAAGAATTAATCCGCTCAGTTAATTGCCATATCTTAGAGATAGTTCTTGGAGTTGCTCGTGCAATAAAACGATTCATTCTAGATACATCTAATATATTATTACTCATCATATTTTAAATACGCTCCTTTCCAAAATTACAAGACAATTTTAGAAACCTCGATAAGAAAATTGTCATGAGTTCGTTCTAATATTCCTTTAGAGTTTGTTGATTGGCCCCCTACTCACTAATAAATAACAACATTCTCAATATTACTGTGTATACTTAACCAACTATAGTCAATTTTAGAGTAAAAAAACGCCAACAAAGAGACATGTTTCCCAACCTGCCAATAAAGTTATATTTCTATATCAACTTCAACATCAGACTTAAACTCGACAACCAGTTTATCATCAAATACCGTTATCTTCTCAATAAGCCGCCTTACTAGTAAATCATCATATTCCTCAAGCTCATAAGACTGCTCATTCAAGAACTCTGTCATCTCAGCAATTCTTTGCCTTTTCCCTTCTCGCTCTGCATTTTCAGCTAATGTGTTTTGCTTCAATTCTCGTAGTCGGTAAATCTCATCTGCTACCTCTTTATAATCAGCTTTGGAATTTGCCAGTCTAAGAAGCTCGTTTTGCAATTCATCCAATTTGGTATCAATATCATCGGTTGCTTTGTCATTTTCTTCATTAAGCACTGTAGCTATATTCTCCTGCAAAGTGGGAAGGAAAGTGTCCTTACTGCCCAACACCTCATTGATGGCTCTAACAACCACTGCTTGTAATACCTCTTCTTTAATCGTCGGCGATGTACACTCAGATCCTTTTTCTTCCAGACGGCTAACACATCGCCACACAATAGATTTACACCCCCGATTGTTCCAGTGCACCCGACGGTAAATTTCACCGCACTGCCCACAAAACACAATACTCGATAAAGCATACTTGCTGCTATACACTCTCTTCTTTCCACCTTTACCTGAACGTAAATTTGCTCTTCTAACCACTTCTTCTTGTACCTGCATGAAAATTTCACGCGGGATAATTGGCTCATGGCTGTTTTCTACATAATACTGAGGGACAATTCCGTTATTGACCACTCTCTTCTTGGAAAGAAAATCAACGGTATATGTTTTTTGCAGTAAAGCGTCACCGATATACTTTTCATTCTGAAGTATCTTTTTGAGTGTCTCTGGTCTCCACCTAGGCTTGTTAGCTGCAGTAAGAATGCCGTCAGCTTCCAACCCACGACCTATTTGTAGAAGGCTTGCCCCTTCAAGATACTCTCGGTATATACGTTTTACTACCACTGCTTCTTCAGGCACAATAACCAGCTGTTTATTCTCATCTTTGGTATACCCTAAGAACCTCTTATGATTGACATGTACCTCCCCCTGCTGGTAACGGTATTGAATACCGAGCTTCACGTTTTGACTTAAGGATTGGCTTTCCTGTTGGGCTAAGGAGGCCATAATAGTCAGAAGAACTTCACCTTTAGAGTCCATTGTATTAATGTTCTCTTTTTCAAAGAACACAGGTATGTTTTTATCTTTAAGCTGCCTGATGTACTTCAAGCAATCCAGAGTATTTCGGGCAAAGCGGCTGATGGACTTTGTAATGATCATGTCGATTTTACCCTTCATACACTCTTCAATCATCCGGTTAAACTCTTCACGCTTTTTGGTATTGGTTCCTGAGATTCCATCATCCGCAAAGATACCAGCTAGTTCCCATTCAGGGTTATTATTTATAAAGTTTGTGTAATGTTCAATTTGTACCTCATAGCTGGAAGCTTGTTCTTCGCTATCTGTAGAAACTCGGCAATATGCTGCTACTCTAAGCTTTTGCTTCTCTTCAGGCTTTACATTATTTCCAACACGAGCACGGGCAGGTATGACCTTAACATTTCTATTAATCGCCATTCTTTATCACCTCGCTTTCTATCAGACTATAAACATACTCTGCTTGTCTAAACGGATCGTCATAAAGCTGTTCAGGTGTCGGCATACTAAAACGGAACTGTTTGATGACATTTATTTTAGGAGAGGGCTTTTTGATTTTCCCAAGCATTTGCGCTCTTTTTAACTTTTCAGCTTGTACCTGCTCAAAAATATCGTTGTCAATAATCTGAGGGTAGTAGTCATCACCAAGGTATCGTTTGTTGGTGAGCATCTTAGCCACAGTTGAGTGATAGCGCTTTATACCAGCTTTCTCAGCCGCATCTATTAGAGAAAGCCCTGAAAGATAAGCTTTATATAACTCTTTTAACTTCAATACCGCTGGCTGATCAATCACTGCTTTTCCATCTTGAATCATATATCCATAAAGCACATGTTGCATTTATCTCTCCATCCTTTCCCTTAATGTAAGTCCACATTTCAAGCTAAAACCAATTTCAGCCGGTGAAAAGACAATAATCCTCTCGACAAAACGCTCAAACATATCCTCATTAAAGCTTTCTATGTCCTCCGCTTTTGACACGTATTTAATGAGCTGGTTTAATTCAGCGGCTATGGTCATTCCACCGTTGATGCAGCGATATAGTGCAGTTTCTTGTTCTTTGAGTAGCTCAGCTTCCAGACGTAGTTCGTTGTTCTGCTTATTATAAAGAGCAGGGTCAAGATACCCTTTTACCATAAGATTAACAAGTACCTTAACCTGCTCTGTGTTTTCTTCTATCTTGGACTCTATGTCTTGAATTTTCACAAGGTTATCTGTATAATTTGTAGCTTTTAAACTTTGTAACAGCGGCCTTAAAATAAGTTTATGGCTAAAGATAAGTTTATTTATCATGGTTACAAAGGCTTGATGTATGTTATCTTCCCTGATATAAAGCATAGAGCATTCGTCAATGTTTGCGATGTGTTTAGAGCAACTCCACGCTATATATTTGTTGTTGCCCGATCCATAAATCCTTCGTTTAAAGGTACTCCCACATTCGTAGCATTTAATCTTTCCGGAGAAAGGATAGCGGTTCGAATATTTACTACTACCTTTTTTTATACCCTTTTCTTTACGACGCTGCTTAATAACCTTGCTTACTGCCTCGAAATCTTCATGGCTTATAATCGCTTCATGATGATTTTCAATAAGGTATTGGTCTTTTTCACCCTTGTTCGTATGCCTAATAAAGTTTTCATCTGTGTAGGTTTTTTGCAGAAGCAAATCTCCGGTATACTTTTCATTCCCGAGAATGCTTCCGACAGTAGTAGAAGTCCACTGGCCACCTCTTTTTGTAGGAACTCCTTCAGCCTTTAATTCTTGAGCAATTCTCTGCGTTCCCTTTCCAGATAAAGCATCAGCAAAAATTCGCTTAACAACCTTTGCCTGCTCCTTATTTACAACTATCTGACCATTCACATAATCAAAGCCATAAGGCGGATATGAAAGCTTATAAGTCCCATTTTGAAATCGTTTCTGAATAGACCACTTATTGTTTTCAGAAATCGAAATTGACTCGCTTTCAGCAAGGCTACTCAAAATAGTCAGCATTAGTTCGCTTTCCATGGATTGCGTGTTAATGTTCTCTTTCTCAAAGTAAATGTAAACGCCAAGATCGTTTAGTTTTCTGACTAGTTCCAGACAGTCTGTTGTATTTCTAGCAAGTCTACTGATCGATTTGGTAACTATAAAATCTATCTTTTTATTTTCACAATCAGAGATAAGTCGTAGGAGTTCTGTTCGATTTTCCTTTTTCGTACCAGAAATACCCTCATCATAATAAATACCTACAAACTCCCAATCTGGATTAGCTTTGATGTAAGATTCGTAATGAGTCTTTTGTGCCTCCAGACTGATAAGCTGCTCTGTACTATCTGTAGAAACCCGGGCATAAGCTGCAACTCTTAGCTTTGGTCCTTTTGATGTAGGAATTTTACTTTTTGTTATCTTCGTCACCTTTCTCACCACGTTCACCTCCCTTCGGGTATGTGACATATTACCCCCTTGTGCCCGGTATATCAAGGATTATAGGGCATAATCTGTGCTAACATGGGCGAGAAAGATTTACGGTTTAAAAACATGATCTTGGTAAACTCTTCTTCTGAGATAAAACCCTTCTCAAGCATCTGGCGCAGTAAATTCTCCGCTCTATAATAGTCAAATTCGCGTTGAAGCACCTCTGGGTCTAAGGGTTTTCGTTTAGAAAATGTCTGCGATTCTGTTTTCTCTATAATTTTTGTTATCTGCATATAGGCTTACCTCCAATTCTACAGGGAGACCCCTGCACCTATATGCAAAAAATCACTGGGAATCGAACCCCTAAATAAGCAAAAGACCCGAAGAGTTGTTACACTCCTCGGGTCATGCTTTAATACTAGATATTAATTATTTTTGTCAGGCTCATCGGAACGTAACTGTTCAAGCACTTCTTTAAGCTTATCGGGGATGGGGAGTCCAATAGCCACGACATTCTCTAATATGGATATTCCCTCATTACTCAAGTAAAAGAAAATGACGGCGGTCCGAATCGCATTACCGCCGCCCAGAACTTGACTGTCAATAATATGTCCGACACCCACAAGTGTAAAAATAAGTACTTTTTTAAAGATACCCCTAGCACCAGTTTCACTTGATAGTGCTTTTTCCATAACCGCACGCATTACCCCAGTAATGTAGTCAATGATCACAAAAGCGATTAGAGCATATATAAATCCATCAAAACCACCTAAAAACCACCCCAGCCACCCGCCAATGGCGGCAAAAATTATCTGAAAGTGCTTCCATATATCTTGCAATCCCGATCCACCCCCGTTGTTTCAGGAACGCCAGCTATATAGCCGAGCGTTCCTTTAGTCAGAAAATCTTCTTCCATTGGAATCCGAAAACTTGGACCCCGCTCTCCACTAAGGGCCACACCTAACCGCCATTGGCCATCTTCTAGGCTTCCTGACTTATATGCGAAATTAAACCCTCCCCCTTTAGAAAACTCAATTAAAACTGGCCCCAACGAGAACGAGGTTTCTACTGCTTTCCCCCCTCAACACCTTGCATTCCATTGTTCAAATAGACACAGGACTCAATCAGGCTAGATAGGTACCCTTCTAGATCAGCTGTGACCTCCTGTAACTCCTTAAGAGTTTCCTTGGTCAACCTTGCCTTGACAGCTTTTAATACATCTGACTTAATCTGTTCTTTTTCTTCATCTTTTAATTTACCGCCGTTTCGTTCCTTTAGGCTATCAACAACTGTTTGTTGGGCTTCAAGAACAGCAGCCCGAACAACATTTTCAACAGAATTAATCACCCGATTCGCCACTTCATTCTTTGACCTCTGGCGCAAATAGTCTGCTGCAAAAGCTACAGCAGCGCTTACTGCAATAGCCATTAAAGGCAAAACTAGCTTTGTTACTTCGACAAATAAATCCATTCCTCGATCCTCCTCTCCATAAAAAAAAGACTCTTTGCTCAGTGAGCAAGCGTCCCAAATTATACTTTCAACATGGCTTTGATTTCCAAGTATTCGTTTCGGTACTTGATGTTATCAATGAACTGAATATTGTACTGCTTTCCCTTAAAACGTATGATCATCTCTTCGTTTAAACCAGCTCTATATCTAATGGTGAATACCACCATTTTCTCAAGATGGATGGATGCAGCGGTAAAGTATACCTTTCCGTAAAGGTTAGATACTTTTGCCCATAAATTGGCTACTTCTACCCATTCTTTGGTTTGATTTCCATACATATCCTCAGTAATTCTAAGCTCTACAAGGGTAATTCTATGCCTAAGTTCACCGATGCTCACACTATCACCAACTTTCCAGCCGATAGGGTGATAAGAGCCTTTTAATTACATCCTCCACAACTTTCATATCAAGATCTTCCCGGTGCTCGTACATGTTGGCGGTGATAAACAGGATAGCTTGATCTACTGTTTTGGGGACTTCCTCAAATTCATCAATACTCATTCTCAGTACCAATTCGCACAGCTGACTAGCTGTTTGAAGAAGATGGGCGATGAGCATATCTTCCTCATCGCCATCGACCCTCAAATATGATTTTGCTTCTACCAGCGTTACGGCCAATACGCTCACCTCCAGTTCCTTACTCTAGGCATTTTTCATTTGTAGATATTTTATCGTTTCAGGCAATATGAGTTTCCCATCCACCCTTTGGGTTGCGATAAAGCCTACTTGTCCGGTTACTGCGAATAGCTCATTTAGACGTTTAAAGTTCCTGCCTTGGCGATCAGCAATCCAGTAATAGCCAAAATCCCCGAAGGCAATAGCCTTATTTCCGGCTGTTGCCTCGGGGACATAGGGAGAGGTAACTAGAGGTCTAGATAAGATTGTATCTGGATGACCGAGGGCCACCGATGGCTGCCAAATATACTGACCGTTGTTATCCTTGAGTTTTCTAAGCAGTTTTACCGTTGAATCGTTCATCACAAATTTGGCACGTTTGCGATACGGAGCTTTTAGCGAGTAGAACAGGTCGAAGATCTCATCAAAGGTGATGGCAGCCACAGCGGCCGCAGTAGTGCCTAACTGCCCACCACCGACATCATTGAAAATACCCGTGGGCTTACCTACGCCATCTCCATTAAAGAAAGCATCTTCTTCCTTGTTGCCAATTCTTCGTCCAAACTCGGTAGCAATATAACTAGGAAGGTCAAAGACACTGTCATTCAAGAGTTCCTCAGAAACCTTAATCATGGTAGCTACTTTGTGAGCACTGAGAAAAGTTTGAGAAAAGCTATCATCTGATTCTTGAATGGGACCTTCTTCATCCACCCATGTAGCTTCCCCTTTGGTAGCAACAATAGGGATTTTTCTGTCACCGGATGACGTTGTAATCACCTTAGCTAAGCTTCGAAAGACGTTTTCTTCCTCTAGTGCCTGTACTAGAGTACGCTCAAATTCATCGGGGACAAGGTATCCGCCTTCGCTTTCTTCACCAATTTTTAGAGAGTTCATGACTTCGTAGCCATGCTTATTTCTTATAGCCTTCCAAAAAGCGTCGGAGTATTCCTTGGTAGCCCGAGGATTGCTTTTCACCTTTTCGATCATCGGGTCGTTTTTGATGGCAGCAGATGTAGCCTTTGAGAGTTCGAAATCAATAGTCTGCTGTCTTTCTAGCCTTTCTATTTCTCTACCGAGGTTCACAACTTCAGCTTCCATCCTGTCGTAGGTAGCAGTATCCTCGGCGGAGATAAGACCATCATCTCCTCTTTTGGAGTCTAAAAAAGCCTTGGCATCTGCCCAGGCTTTAGCTCTTTTTTCTCTAAGTTGTAGAATCTGATTCATCTTTCATTCCTCCTTAATATTTTAAGAGGTCAAGCCTCTTGTCTAAAACAGTAATGTCCATCCCTTGGGGTTTTCCTTTTCGTGGCAGCTTACCTAAAAGGGAGTTTACCACTGCCATCTTGCTGAAAAGTAAGCCTTCCGTTTGGGGTAGCTGTTCTTTTTCCGGTGAAAACATAATCTGATCCGCAAAGCCAAGTTCAATGGCTTTCTGGGCATTAAACCAACTCTCCGCATCCATTAGTTGTGATAGTTTCGACCTTGGTAGTCCTGTCTTTAACTCGTAAGCATTAATGAGGCTCTCTTTCACTTCATCAAGCATCGAGATGGCTTTGCCCATCTCCTCCGCATCGCCAAACGCAATGGTCATGGGATTATGAATCATCATCATAGATACTGGTGACATTAAAACCTCGCTGCCTGCCATGGCAACAACTGATGCTGCGCTGGCTGCAATCCCATCAATTTTGACTGTCACATTGCCTTTATAGTCCATCAACATATTGTAGATTTGGCTGGCAGCAAACACATCGCCACCTGGTGAATTAAGCCATACAGTAATATCACCAGTGCTACTCATGAGTTCTGCCTTAAACTGTTTGGGTGTTACTTCATCTCCAAACCAAGTTTCCTCGGCTATTGGTCCATCAAGATAAAGAGTCCTCCCATCTTTGCTCTCCGCCCAATTCCAGAATTTCTTACCCAAGAATTCACACCTCCTCCTTAATTTGTTTTGCAAAAGCACCAGCATCTTGAAGCTGCGTCATATTACCATTCACGAGATACAAATCGCCTCCAAGTTCTTCTGGAATACGGTTCATATCTTCAAGTTCCCTAATGTCATTGGCAGATAGCCATCCATTTTGCCTTCCTGTGGCATACCCGTTCATGCGACTTTGGTAATCTCCCCGCAAAAGCCCATCCACATTGAACTTAACAAAGTATGTCTTTTTCTCTTTAGGACTAAATAATGCTCGTTGTATAGCCTGCTCCCACCTAGATACCCATGGGTCGAGGGTATATTTCACAAATTCTAGGCTCTGTTGCTCGATATTGGAGAAACTGGACTTCTCCAAATCACCAATCATATGAGGTGGAATCCGAAAGATTCGAGCGATTTCATTCAGTTGAAACTTGCGGGTAGCGATAAACTGGGCTTGTTCTGGTGGAATCCCAATAGGCTGAAACTTCATACCTTCCTCCAAAACAGCTACTCGGTGCGCATTGGCACTTCCCTGATACACCGCATTCCAGCTATCTCTGACTCGCTTGGGATCTTTTACTACTCCCGGGTGCTCCAGCACCCCTCCAGGATTAGCTCCATTAGCGAAAAACTTAGCGCCATATTCTTCTGTTGCTATGGCCATACCAATTGCATTCTTGGCCATAGCAATAGGCGAGTAGCCCACTAAACCATCAAATCCAAGCCCAGGGATATGAAAAACTTCATCGCTACGAAGAATTACAGGCCCAGTATCTTTTTGGTATTCGTAATAAAGCTCTCCGGTGGAGGTTCTATCTACACTCATTTTGTCAGGCAGTAAGGGATATAAAGCTAGTACGTTTCCTCTCCCATCTCTGATAATCTGGGCGTAGGCATTCCCCCAAAGTAAAAGATGACCCATCAGTGTCTCTCGAAACACAAATGAAGTCATCTCTGGATTTGGCTCATCGTGGAGCAAGTAATAAAGCTGATGATCAGTTGCCTTTTCTTTCCCCCGGTCTGTATGCTTATAGGTATGAAGCGGTAAACTAGCCAGGGTTTCGGATAGAATTCTTACACAGGCATATACCGCTGTAGTCTGCATGGCAGTTCGCTCGTTTACGACTTTCCCGCTTGTAGTGCTACCGAAGAAGAAAGTATAAGTGCTGCCAAACAGGCTGTTTTGTGGTTTCTTTCTAGATTTAAAGAGTCGGCCTAAAATAGACATCTACATTTATCACCTCCTACTCCCCAAAACGAGCATAAAGAAAGCACCACGTAAAGAGGTGCCTGATTATTTAATAAGAGCACTAAAAAACTAAAACTTACAAGAGCTTAGGCCACCTATTATAACCTATCTCAGGATCATTCGAGCGGTAGCGCCTGATGAATTCGACCTCTTTCTCACTAACTTCCGCATCGCTGGCTGTTTCAGATTCCCACAAGATTTCCTTTCTAATGGTGAAGTTACGTCTCTCTTCTCTAGTAAAATCTCTAGCAATGAGTTCGCTACTTGCACTCCCAAAGTAATTGATGCTATCAGTTAGATCCTTTCCGATATAGATCTTTCCATTTGGGTAAGTAATCTTATAGATAACTTTCATTGTCTTCCTCCTAAATGCTATTACCATTCCTTATCTTACTTTTTATACCCATAAATGAACTCTCCTTTTTGATTAAATAAGTAGAGTGTCTACAAGTAGCTATAGAACAAGCAATCCCCTTTCATCGTAGATTGAACTCCCCCTTTGCCCCTCGTTCCTTAATGCTCTATCAAGGGCCATAATCGTAGCTACAGCACCGTCAATTCGCTCGGTGCTTTTTCCTTTGTCTGGTTTGATGTTACCCGCCGGGTCAGTTCTGATGAAAATGTTATCCATCATCCAGCGCAAAACAGGATGCCCACCATGGGCAATCTTTTCTTCTAAAGTTAATTTCATCAATTCCTTAGTTGGCGGTGACATATCTTTAAAGCCTTGGCCGAAAGGTACCACTGTAAATCCCATCCCCTCTAGGTTTTGCACCATCTGTACAGCGCCCCAACGGTCAAAGGCTATTTCTTTGATATTGAATCTTTCGTTTAAATCCTCGATGAACTTTTCGATAAAGCCATAATGTACCACATTCCCCTCGGTGGTTAGTAAATAACCTTGTTTCTCCCAGAGGTCATATTGAACGTGATCTCGCCGAACTCGTAGCTCTATATTATCTTCTGGCATCCAGAAAAACGGCATTACACTGTATTTATCATCCTCGTCCTCCGGTGGAAACACCAACACAAAAGCAGTAATATCCGTTGTGGAGGAAAGATCAAGTCCGCCATAGCAAATCCGCCCCTCAAGACTTTTGACATCTACCGGAAAAGCACAGGCATCCCACTTAGCCATCGGCATCCAGCGAACAGACTGCTTAACCCATTGGTTAAGCCGAAGCTGCCTAAAGCTGTTTTCCTCAGCTGGGTTCTGCTTGGCACTTTCGCAGGCTGCCTTCACCTTATCAATGCTGACGGTAATACCTAGACTAGGATTCGCCTTTTTCCATACCTTTGGATCAGTCCAGTCGTCTTCTTCTTTTGCTCCATAAATTACAGGGTAGAAAGTTGGATCAAATTTTCGTCCCTCTAATATGTCCACAGCCTTTTGGTGCACCTCATAGCAAATACTCTGGGTGTCAGTACCCGCTGTGGTGATGAGAAAATATAGCGGCTGGGCCCTAGCATCGCCAGACCCCTTAGTCATAACATCGAATAACTTGCGGTTAGGCTGAGTATGGAGTTCATCAAACACCACCCCATGAACATTAAAGCCATGCTTGGAATAAGCTTCGGCTGATAACACTTGGTAGAAACTATTTGTGGGGAGATAAACTAAGCGCTTTGAGGAAGCCAGTAGCTTCACTCGTTTGCTTAAAGCCGGGCACATTCGTACCATATCGGCTGCCACTTCGAACACAATAGAAGCCTGCTGACGATCGGCTGCACAGCCATATACCTCAGCACGTTCCTCACCATCGCCACAAGTGAGAAGTAGAGCGATTGCTGCAGCCAGTTCGCTCTTACCCATTTTTTTAGGAATCTCTACATACGCCGTATTAAACTGGCGGTACCCATTGGGTTTTAGGATACCAAACAAATCCCGTACAATTTTCTCCTGCCAATCGATGAGGTCAAAGGGCTTGCCAGCCCATAAGCCTTTAGTATGGGTAAGTGCTTCAATAAAAGAAACTGCATAGTCGGCGGCCTCTTTGTTATAAACTGAATCCACCGCCATGAATCTGGTTGGTTTGTAATTCTTCAGTTTTCGCAAAGCACCACCTCCTAAAAATGCTCATAAGAAAAGAGCCTCCGAGGAAGCTCTTTCTTTATTTGTTTAAATTTTGTCCACATAACCAGTCAATTTGAAGTTCCAGTAATCTCCCTTATACTCTAGTCTTCAATCGGCTCACCTTGGTCTTGATGGAAATTTAGCATGTAGAGACCTTTATACTCAGCTAGAAAGCGACCAGTATGTCGGTCAATCCCCGTAATGCTAACTCTCTCCCCCGCAGGAACCATAATACTGCGTGCTCCAGATTTTGTGTAAGCTGGGCGGCTTTCTAAAAGTGTGGCTTTCATCTTTTAATCCCCTTTCTGGTGTTTCTAGTCATATACATATATCACTCAGAACAGGATATATAGCAAGCTATTTCTGTAGATTAATCTCAAAAAGTCGCTCTTCTTAGCTGGCACCGAGATCGGGGAGAACTTGAATCCTTCGAAACCTTTAAGGCATTAATATCTCTCCAAAAAAGCCCGTCCACCCCTTTAACCAAAATCCCATAAAGACCACTTTCTATAATCACTACTGTACCTGTTTCCACTCCACGCTCTGAACGGAATCTTACTTTCGACGCAAGCCTTATACCTCTATCTGTCATTTTGTGCCTAATCACTCTGGTTTTCATCTAGCATCCCTTTCTAGTGTGTATTTTCTCATATAGCTATAAATAGGCTTATAGTTTTCTCACTGTGTCCTCGCCATATACCACCCCAAGGGTCGAACCTGAATCCCAAGTGCAAAAAATCGTGCCAGTATCATCAATAAAATCTACTGTGCCTTTATCGCCAGGCCTAAGCTTGGAGTAGGGGTCATTCATTTGAACCAATTCTACCCACGTTCCCTTGGGGTATCGTGTGCGTAGACGTTCCACAGTCTCTTTAGAAGGGAATCTATTCATCGCCTTTAACCTCCCCTTTAATTGGCACACCGTTTTTAAATGCGCTATTGCCAGTGAGGTTTTTCAGAAGAATTTTTCTTGCCACTTTGTACTCATCACCAACGAATCCCAGTTGAATTAGAAACACCCGGAAGGCAAACTTCTCGTTTTCCACATGCTTCTCTTTAGCGGTAATGCGCTTTCGTTCCTTGGCAACTTTACATAGACCATTGATAAGAAGGGTGAAGGCAGCAACCTCATCGCTGGTTCCTATGGGGAACCAAGGAAACTTAAGCGTGGTTTCGGTGCGTTCTACCAGTAAGGTGTCAGTACCAATAGCCTTCTTAATGAGGTTTGCTTTGCTTGCGATAAGCCGATCAAGATTTTCTAGTGCTTGCTCCGTAAAATCTGCAAGCGGTACCTCAATCGTAATTCTGTCTGGACTTTCAATTTTAAAACCCCTCTTACCAAGCTCCTCCATGAGTGTTTTCGCCAGTTCCTGTTCTGTTGCCTGGTCAAAAGAAACGGTACCCTCGTTATCGATTGTTAACCCTCCCACCTCATAGGCAAATGTTGGTGCTCCTTTGTACTTTGCCGGAGCATCAATAATTTCGCTGATTGCGGCCACCAGTTTCTGCCTTTCTTTACGTTCTACATTAAATCTAATTTCCATAATCGTTACCTACCTTTTCCTTTGGTAGTAACATATATCACTCATAAGCTGTGAAATAGCAAGTGATTAGTGTCAATATAGGTTTTAACTGATTGTATCCTTTGTGTAAACCTCTTGCCTATTCATCTGCCTTCACCCCAGGTACATCCCTATATGGTATTTTCCTTCCGCCACGAACGAGAATCACATTTTCCATAGCGCCAACCTGTCCAATATATCTTTTCACTATTACATCGCAAAACTTCTCATCCAGTTCCACTGTGTAGCAAACCCGGTCTGTCTGTTCACAGGCGATTAAGGTACTACCAGAACCGCCAAAGGGGTCTAGAACAATACATCCTGTCAGACTGGAATTCAAAATCGGGTATGCCACCAGTGGCACTGGCTTCATAGTCGGATGATCGTTGTTTTTTCTAGGCCTATCAAACTCCCAGATAGTGGACTGCTTGCGGTCGGCATACCAAGCGTGTTTCCCTTTTTTCTTCCAGCCAAAAAGGATAGGTTCATGCTGCCACTGATAAGGAGAGCGCCCTAGCACCAGTGATTGCTTTTTCCAGATACAAGTACCAGAAAGGTAAAAACCTGCATCAGAGAATGCCTTTCGGAAATTCAAGCCCTCCGTATCAGCGTGGAACACATAGATGCTCGCATCCTTGGCCATAGCCTCTTCAGTAAGAGTGAAAGCGTCTAGAAGAAACTGATAGAATTTTTCATCAGCCATATTATCGTTTTTGATTTTACCCGCTGTACCTTCGTAGTTTACGTTATATGGTGGGTCGGTTATCACGAGGTTTGCTACCTTACCATCCATCAAAAGCTTAAAAGTATCAGTATGAGTAGAATCACCACAGACAACGCGGTGATTACCCAAAAGCCATAAATCACCCGCTTGGGTTATTGCGGGTTTCTGTAGTTCACCTTCCACATCAAAGTCATCATCCCGAACTCCATCTTGCAGCAGATCTTTAAAAAGCCCATCGATTTCAGCAAGATCAAAACCTGTCATGGTAACATCAAAGTCCTCGGCTTGCAAATCGGAAATGAGCAAAACTAGCTTATCTTTGTCCCAGTCACCTGAAACCTTATTAAGAGCTATATTTAATGCTTTCTCTTTTTCTTCATCCAATTCCACAACAACGCAGTCAATTTGCGAAGCACCGTTGGCCACTAATATCTTTAGTCTTTGGTGACCGCCAACCACGTTGCCAGTATTCTTGTTCCAGATGATTGGCTCAACATATCCAAACTCCTCCATGGAGCGCTTTAGCTTTTCGTATTCAGGATCGCCAGGTTGCAAATCCTTGCGAGGGTTATACCCAGCAGGTATTAACTGTTCGACTGGAATTTTCTCAATCAGCATGGTCTTCTGCCGCCTTTCTCAATTCGTAATACATATCAACTTCTTCCCACGGAAATAAGCAAGAATTAAAATGCCCATACACAGCTGTATCAGCATAAATCGCTCTATAAAGCTCTAACTTCTCAACGATAGCCGCAGGCCGTAGGTCGAACAACTTTAATACAATTTTAGAAAGACTCTCATCTGTAAGTGTTGAAGTACCAAAAGAATGTACATTCACCGCTACAGGATTGGCTTTACCAATGGCATAAGAAAGAGCGACCTCACATCTACCTGCGAGACCGCTCGAAACGATGTTCTTAGCAATGTATCGTGCCATATATGCACCACTTCGGTCTACTTTAGTTGGGTCTTTTCCCGAAAGCGCTCCTCCACCATGAGAAGCTAGACCACCGTAGGTATCTACCATAACTTTTCTACCTGTTAACCCTGTATCAGCACTGGGACCGCCCTCGACAAATCGGCCAGAAGGATTTATCAAAATTTCAGTATCTTCATCTATAGGGAAATCTTCGAAACAAGGCCATAGTACCTTAGTGATAATATCCTCTCGTAACTGTTCTTGAGTCTTGCTATCAATATGCTGCACTGAGACTACAATAGCCTTCACTCGCACTGGCCGCTCACCTTCATATTCCACAGTCACTTGTGCTTTACCATCTGGCAAAATACCCTTAATGAGTTTGCCCTTTCGGCACTGGTCAATGCGCTTTACGATACGATGAGAAAGAACTAAAGGTAATGGTAGTTTTTCCATCGTTTCACTAGTAGCATAGCCATACATAGTACCTTGATCGCCTGCACCAATGGAACTATATGGATCATACACTCCAGTCCTAGCTTCAAGTGCCCTGTTTACCCCAGCCGCGATGTCTTTGCTCTGTTGGTGAACAAAAACAGATACCTTGTATAACTTCGGATTGTAGCCAACCTCACGGAGTACATTTCTCACCACAAACGGAATTTCCACTTTTTCGCTACAGGTGATTTCACCCGCCACGATGATTTTACCCTTTGTCGCCAAAACCTCAGCCGCAACACGTGAAGCCATATCTTTTCTAAGACAAGCATCCAAAATGCTATCAGCAATAAGATCACATAACTTATCTGGGTGACCCATACAAACGCTTTCTGAGGTTAATAGTCTTTTACCCATTCCTTACCGTCCTTTCCTGCCCGATAACAGGGCTTCCATAATATCATCCTGCGGATTCCCAATAAACGCTGTGGTGCAGTTTTGCTTTACAATGTCAAAAATTTCGTACCAAATCAAATTAGCTTGCTTTTGAAATGATTGACTCATTTGAACAAATGGGCTAGCAATAGCACCGCCAGTAGTTGGATGCTTACCCAAAAAACCATACGTACTAATTGCTTCTTCACATTGAATGTAGCGAGTGAATGCCTGAGCATAAGCTTCGACCAAACGAGGATTGACAAACTTCTCGCAACCACGCTCTTTCAGCCATCGCCATGTTTCACGGTATAACTTATCAGCACCCAGTGGCATACCGTCTTTTTGCAATGCACTAAGGTAGTCGCTCGGAGGCGGAATATCTTCACCTACCAAATCTGATGCGTCACTTAGTTCGTCTGGTTCAAGTGGCGTTTCAGGTTGAAACTCTGGCATCTCAAGCACCTGAGCAGGTTTTCCTTGTGCTATTTTATCTGCAAGCGGTAACGGCTTGTCTCCTGCCCTCACGCGGCGTCCTCCTCGGTTGGTTCCATCCTTGGCCATAGCTCCTTACCTCCTTCTCATTGGCTGGGGCTTAATCCCCTGTTTGAACTGGCTTTTTTGCACGCGAAGCCCCCCGGCCGGTCCCCGGGGCGAAGGCTGTAGAGAATCCTACCCCCCTACCCCTTACCCCCAACGACCGCCTTCACGAGCCGTTATCGTGGAGTGGCATGATTTACATAAAGCCATTAGATTGCCCTTATCATTGGTTCCGCCTTGGGCTAAAGGCTTAATGTGGTGAACCTCCTCCGCTGGTTTAATTCGACCAAGCTTCTCACACCTCTCACATAAAGGATGGGCAGTGATGTAGCGATCCCTTATTCGCTTCCATCTTCTACCGTAGCGTTTGCGCTTCTCTGGGTCCCTGTGGTATTTTTCATAGCGCCTTGTTTCTTGCTTGGCATGCTCCACACAAAACCTACCATCTACAAGTTCAGGACAGCCTGGATGAGAGCATGGCCGCTTTGGCTTCCTAGGCATTAGTTCACCTCCATTTTGGACAAACAAAAAGCTCCCACAGGTTCCCCCGTGAAAGCTCATCGTATTTTCTCACACTACTATTATATCGTGGCTTTATGAGTAAATCGTCCACGATATTACTCATTACTTGCCATACAAAAGCAATGCTAGGTGCTGAAGTGCTCGATTCTTCTTATTGTAGGCTGAAGAACGCTCAATATTAAAGTGGTCACAGATCTCATAAACTGCATCAATTTGCTTGTGTTTTTCATTAAGGTAGAATACCTCGAGAACAAATCGTTCGTCCTCAGATAACGCATTCCACGCTGGCTTAAACCATTCCATGTATTCTAGAGCTTGACGGTAGCGTTCTTTTAATACATCAATTTCATCAATGGAGCCAACTAGCTTTCTTTCTCCAGCTTTCGGGTCATGAGCAGATGGCATACCGTCTAGAACAGGAGTTGCTGGAGAGGCCATCTTTTCGTGAATAGTAGCAATATCTTCATTGGTATGCTCAATAATGTATTGCATACTACTGTAATCCTTCAACGCATTAATAGCTGCCTGCTTCTTATCTAGGTATTGCCAAACAATATTCATGACTTTGAGCCTCCTTCAAGTTTACTTTCACTGCTTCAATCAGTGCTGACTGAGTTCCATTTTTTCTTTTCAACGCTTCCATAACCTGCTCATCAATAGTATCCTTGGTGATAATGTGGTGAATTACAACAGTCTCCTTTTGCCCTTGACGCCAGAGCCGAGCATTGGTTTGCTGGTAAAGCTCTAAACTCCATGTGAGCCCAAACCAGACAAGGGTTGATCCTCCAGCTTGCAAGTTTAGACCATGACCTGCTGAAGCTGGGTGGATAATGGCAATTGGTATCTTGCCTTCATTCCACCGTTTAATGCTTTCAGCCGAATCCAACCTTTCAGCTGGGAAGCGTTCTAGGATTCTTTGTAGGTCATGCTTAAACCAGTAGGCTATTAGCACCGGCTTACCATTGGCTGCTTCTATTAAATCTTCTAGTATCTCCAGCTTCCTGTCATGTACGATGGCTACAGCACCATTCTCATCATAGACAGCACCGTTAGCCATTTGTAGTAACTTCCCACTAAGGGCTGCAGCGTTGACTGCATCAATTTCTTTCTCCTTTAAGGCCACTACCATCTCCCGTTTCATCGTCTGGTAGTGCTTTTCTTCACTAGCAGACATCCTAACAAGCACTTCATTCATCACAAGTTCGGGCAATTCCAAGTAGTCAGCACCTTTCATGCTGATCGTGATATCAGAAATCAAACGATAGATTTCTTCCTCTGCACCAGGCTTTGGCTTGTAGGAGAAAACAATCTGCTGATTACGCTTATCAGGTACAAAGTAGTCCTCTCTAAACCTGCCAATAAAGCGCCCAAGCCTTTGACCCATATCCAAAAGCCGATACTCTGCCCATAAATCCATTAGTCCATTACTAGAAGGTGTTCCAGTTAGCCCCACAATCCTTTTTACTTTTGGTCTCACTTTCATAAGGCTTCTAAAGCGCTTCGCCTGATGGGACTTGAAGGAAGAAAGCTCATCAACCACAACCATATCGTAGTCGAAAGGTAGACCACTTTTATTTATAAGCCAGTCCACGTTCTCCCTGTTAATAAGGTAGACTTGCGCCTTCTGCATCAGTGCTGCTTTCCTCTGGGCTTCATTCCCAATAGCTACACTGTATTTTAAACCTTTCAGGTGATCCCACTTTTCAATCTCAGCAGGCCATGTATCTCTTGCCACTCGTAAAGGTGCTATCACAAGTACCTTGCGAATTAAAAAGCTATCTAGGGTAAGATCGAAGATAGAGGAAAGTGTTATAACCGTCTTACCTTAACCTAAGCCCATATCCAACAGGAGTGCAGCAACCGGCTTCTCTAACAAATAATCGATAGCATACTGCTGATATCCGTGAGGAATGAACTTCACTAGGCATCACCTCCCGAGATCATTGACTCTATCTGCCTTTCATCATTCAAAACATATACTTTAAAGCCAAGGCTTCTTAACATCTCGTGGCGCTTTTTCTGTAAAGGTCGAGGCTTTAACCCCGGCGCTTTCACTTCAACAAACGATATTCTCCCACCCGGTAAAAGCAGAAGGCGATCTGGCATTCCATCGTAACCGGGTGAAACGAATTTTAATGCCAAACCCCCTACCCGTTTTGCCGCCTTGACCAATTTCTGTTCTAGTTGCTTTTCCTGCATTTTTTGCCTCCTTACATCAGGGGGGTGACGCTCTGTAAAGGTCATCTATATAACTTTATATATATATACTTATTTTATTAGCCTATAAGAAAAGTCTATATAACAAGCATCACCGAGCATCACCTTTCCATCTTTAATCAAGAAATTCTGACTTGAGTTTTAGACCTTTTACAATCATGCCTATCTTTCTTTTATGCCTTTCAAACCCAGCCGCATCAAGGGCGGCATAAAAATCCGTGGTGCTTCTAGCATACTCGCCTGTTCTGAAGCAGAAAGCCCGATATTCGCTGTATAACTCGCCTGATTTCTCCGTCAACGTAGAACCTATTTCACAACATTCCGTGATAAAGTGTGAAAACCAATCGTTATTTTCCTTATATGCAGATATAGCATCCTTCACTTTCTGGGGAGGCTCGATTTTGTACTCATCGGCGATAACCTTTTCTGCCCCCCTGATGATCCACTTAAGAATGGCCCCGCCAGCGTTCTCGAAAAGGTAATCTCCATAATTTTTAACATCTTGTTTTCCTTCAATCTTCGCCTCAAAAGGAATCACAATCAGCCTGCGCCACGTTCCCTGATCTATAGCACCTACCTTCGGTAGATGGTTGGTGTAAAGTACCAATGTATGGCTTGGAATATAGCTAAAGGGGTCCTTGTATTTTTTCTCTGCATAGATTTCATCGGTAGAACAAAGCTGCTTCACATTGGAGGTATTGAGCCGCATACCTTCCTCCATTTCGGCTGCAATTAGAAGCCTTTTCCCTTTAGCTTCAGCCAGTTCTGGTTTGACGTTTCTACGGCAACCAACCGTCAGCATATCAGCTGAGATATTACCACTGTAGGAGCCAAGCACTCGAGATACAGTATTCCAAAACGTCGATTTCCCGTTCCGGCCTTCACCGTAGGCAATAATCAAGGCTTCCACATAGACTTTGCCAATGGCCGAAAGCCCCACGATCTTTTGGACATATTCGACAAGTTCTGTATCCCCTAAAAAGAACGTATTTAGAGCAGCATTCCATAGATCCGCTCCTTCTTCACTCGGGTCCACCGCAGTCTGCTTGGTGATGAAATGGGAAGAATCGTGCTCTAGCGATCTGCCTTTCCGCAAATCATAAGTTGCTGATGGGGTGTTTAGCAGAAACTCATCTGTATCAAGCGTTTTTTGTTCAATCTCTAGCATAGGCCTGGCCTCTTTAAGTGCTGCTGTGATGCACTTAGTGTCCCTGCGCTTTATAGCATATTTCCTATATGCTATCGCGTTTTCATAGAGTTCATAGGAACGGGACTGCCGGCTATCAAAGGCATTTACAGCCTGTTTCGATCCCTTTGATAGCAACATCTCCAGAGCACCGTTTTGGGACATTTCAGCCATAGCCTTTTCAATTTCTGCCTCAGCTTCTTGTAGCTGCTTAGCGGTAAGTTCCTGGGCAATAGCTTGCGCTTTTGGCTTGGATTCCTCCCAGAAGCTTCCATTATAGACGAGATAATCTGTGGATGTAGAGTATCTGAGGACACTACCATATTCCCTTGCCAGAACAACAGCTTGTCCCACATCGGAAAAGTCGGTTGGTTTAAGCTTAGTATCCGAGTTATAGACCTCAGGTGGGATGTAACCTTCCTGAACTGCAACACGTTTCCCAAACTTCGCAGCACTGTGCCATATAATCTGCAGTTCCGTCTCCTCAAGCGGCGGGTTGCATTTTTTGGCATGTTCAATAAAAAGCTCATACACCTCAGCGGTATTCCCATATCGCTTGATGAGCTTCCCAGCATAGCGGGACATTGTGCTATTGCGTTTCCCCTCGGGGATCTGTTCCTGCTCATCATCCCAATCTTGAAAATCATCTTCGTCCAGAAACTCCATCAAATCCTTATCACCATCAAAAAACTCCACCTCAACGTTCTCAGCACCAAAAATGAACCTAGCGCTATCGAGAGCGTTCTGATCAAAGTATGGGAACACCGCAGTAATTTGCCTTTTTAGTTTGGTGTATTCATTTTGATCTGTTATCGTCGAAGTCATAAAATAGACATGGAATCTGGGCCTTGGACCCTTCTCCTTTTTTTGCTTCATGTGATTTCTGCTAGAAGCAACCACAAAAGGAACACCGGGGAAAGCCAGTGCAACATCATGGAATGTAACCCAATCCTTCGGGTCATCCGAGTGGTCATTATCGCAGTCCAGCACCACATTGTCCGCTTGGATGAAGTTAGCACTGCTGCGGTAACTATCTCTGTATTTAACCGAAACATGGTCAGCTTTAACGGCTTTGAGCATGGACTTCACATCGCTGATGACCGTTTTGTTAGGATATACACAGTTAAGAACATTACCTGCACAGTCGGCTGTGTATAAGGTAAACTGAATCATTCGCCAACCTCCTTGCACTGTTCCGTGAAGTAGCGAACTGGCATCCCTCGCCTTTTAGCCTTAGCAATCTCTCGTTCCATTCCAGTCGACACATACCGGCCAAACACCCACAGCTCATCGCATTTCCCAAGCCAAATGAGCCCTAAGGTTAACCCTAGTTCACGTTCGCTACAGTCAGTATCATCAAGCACCTGTGGATATAGCAGGTGAGGTGCAAAGGGGACCATCCCTTGTTCAACCGCAAAGCGCATATAAGCTCTAGCTTTTTTCAAGTTTCCTTCTATGTCACTTGAAAATGGTGAGCAGATAAAGACACAAGGTTTATACCTTTTTTCTTCTCGTAACACGTTCTTCAAGGCTTCTGACGCAGTTGGATCTGGATACCCTTCTGCGTTATACTTGTCCACCACTACATCACCTCTTGCTCAATTAGTGGTAGTACACCATGAGATTTCAAAAGCTCATAAATGAACAAGCGGCCTTTCTGTGTCCAGTAGGTATGCACCTTGGAGTGCATTGTTCCATCAAATCCAAGATAGCTATGCGTCTTGGTTACGGTATAGCCATGCTGGGCATATTTTTGATACAGTAGCCAAATTTTACCTTGACGGAACTGAACTCCTAGCTCATGCAGGTACTCATTAAGCCAGCGGCCTGACTTTCCATAATCTTTAGCAATTGTTGTGATAGATACAGCATCCTTACAATTTAGCACTACATCATAATAACTAGCTTTTGGTTTCATCTCTGCTATCTGCTGTTCTTGAATACTAATGGTAGCTTCCAAAGCTGTGTTCTTACTACGCTCGGCTTTTAGTTCCTGTAACGCTCTTATCCAAAGATCAGGGTTGGTGAGCAGTTCATCGGCAGCATACAAGCCATGCTTTCTAATGGAAGGTAGAACTTCATGGGTTACCCAGCGCTTGAATTTCTTTAGTTTTTGCTCTCTCTCAAAAATGTACCCGTCACTAACTCCTCTTGCTTTTGATGGCTGCATGGCAAATAGCAAAGAATAAAGTCCCGGTTCATTTACTATTGCCATTTGTTGAACTCCACCAGGGGTAGTCATTTGCGTATATCCCTTTTCATCATCGTCGAGAGACTGCATAGCACGACTCCTGTTTGTTTCTCCAAACACATCGCACACATCTTTTGCCACCCACCAGGTCTCGCCATTTCTCTGAACGGTCCGCACTTCTTTACCTTCATAATGAAAAACATTTAATTCATTCATGTTAAACCTCCACATATAGTTGTAGGGCGACAAAAACTTGCCCTCAGCTATAAGCGAAAAAAGGAGGGTACTCGAACCCCCCTCAAGTTAATCTTTTTTATAAAATTTACATTCATAACCATCGGCACGAAGTAAAAGTCCTTCTGCCCAAGCCGGTGTCTGGTTCATTAGCTCACTGATATCCTTAACAGATGCATCTAAAGCAACTTCTAAAACCACTTCGTCATGGACATGCATTACTATGTTGTACCCAGCATTGTTTAGAGTTTGCATAGCATGGCAGAGAATATCTCTCGAGATAGCTTGGACAATATTCTCAACAAACTTAGGACCATAACTTTCAATCCTCTCCCACTTTTTCGTGGTACCTGTACCTTCATAGGTCACCGATTCCCGGTCAAAACGATTTAACCCGATCTTAGGTTTTACATAGGAAAGCTTCCTGCCTGAAGGTAGAGTAATAAAAAGTATGCCGCTTCTATATTCAAAAAGAATACCGTTGGTTTGTGTAGAACTGCGTTCCCGCACAGTAGTTAAAGCAGCTCTATCGACGTCCCACCAAAGTCTGACTATGTTGGGATTGGCATCTCGCCATGCATCAACTAGTGGTTTTAGGTCTTCTTCGGAAAGCCCCATTTCTAAAGCACCCATGGCTTTAAGTGCACCAACCGAGCCACCATAACCCAAAGCCAACTCCGCAATTTTTCCTTTTTGCCTAAGCGTACTTCCTTTTGTGATTTGTTCCACAGGAACCTTAAACATCTGGGAGGCAGACGCCTCATATATTTTCCCATGAGTAGCAAATACTTCGTTTCGCCAAGTCTCGCCAGCGAGCCAAGAAATGACTCTAGCCTCAATAGAAGAAAAGTCCGCAACGATAAACTTACACCCCTCTTTGGGAACAAAAGCCGTTCTAATCAATTCTGACAAGACATCTGGAACAGCATTGTATAATACCTCCAATGCATCTAAATTGCCATCATGAACCAAATCTCGTGCCTGTTCCAGATCAGGCAAATGATTTTGCGGGAGGTTTTGGACTTGTATAAGCCTTCCTGCAAATCGTCCTGTCCTATTCGCACCGTAGAATTGCAAAAGACCTCGTGCTCTTCTATCCGAGCATACTGCGTTTTCCATCGCTGTATATTTTCTTACACTGGATTTTGCAAGGGCTTGACGGAGTTCAAGGACACGTTCAACAGACTCAGGCACGTCTTTTATTAGTTCTTTCACTGCTTTTTTATCCAAGCTCTCCGTTTCAATGCCTTGCTCAGAAAGCCAGGACTTGAGTTGAACTACAGAGTTGGGATTTTCTAGATCGGTTAGTTCCTGCATGGTTTCAGTCAGTTCTTCTCTTGCCCGATTATCTAAGTGAATGGCTTCTCTAACTAAATCCATGTCAAGCAAGATACCCCTGTCGTTGATCTCTTGATCAAGGTGGTAATTACGCCACTCACACTCCGGAACTGGGAATCTCCTCAATCTTTTTTGAATCTCCAATTCGGTCTCCACGTCACGAGCATTGTAAAGTTTGAATTGTTCCCACTTATCTGGTGCATGTCCGGGTAGATTACGTGAACGACCGCCATTTGCTTTGGTGGGCTTGCAAGGTTTGGAAAAGTAGCGAATTAGGTCTTTACCTACTTCTAACTTTTGCTTTTCAAGGCCAAGAACCGCACCAACGCCTACCAAAGAAAGAGGAAGCCCAAGATAAGCAGACCATACCATTGTGCAACGCCATGAATTAGGCTCTAACCACATACCAAAATAGTGAGATAAACACACACGCTCAAACTGTGCATTAAACGCCCACTTAATAACGCGGTCGTCTAAAACCGCACTCTGGATTTCTTTAGGTATTTCCTCACCACTTGCCAGGTCAATAACCTGTACTGGTCCAGAATCCACACTGTACCCAAAAAGCATAATTTCAAAATCCTTAGCTTCAGCATAGCGATAGACCCCGCTTTTGGCGAGGTCCACGCTACTATAGGTCTCTAAATCAATGCTAAGAGTTCTCATGATAGAAAGTCATCATCCACATCTGTGGCAAAGTCCTCTGCGGCACTTGTTCTACCACCTAAAGGCTCTCCATCTCGGATCTTCTGAATGTTTCCAAGACCACATGCAATACCTTTGTTCCCATTGGAGTTGAAAGCGTAAAAGCTGATACTTACTCGTGCGTAAACACCAGAGTAAACTTCCGAACGGTCAAGAATTGGATTGACGTTTTTATCAACAATTTGCGGGGCAGTAAGACTATTTGCATTGATGAAATAACTGTCTGCATAGGCTTCATCATCAGGACGGTCAATGTCCCCATCACGCAGAGGTAGTTTGAGGGCAGCCTTGTTTGGAATCTTACCACCAAACTTACCTTTACCTTCCTCAATAGCAGCGTTGATAGCTGCATTAATGGCGTTAAGGGTTTTAGTGTCACTCTTTGGGATAATCAAACTCACACTGTACTTTTCGGTACCTCCGTTGATGGATTTAGGTTCCCATACATTCGCATACGACAGTCTAACAACTCCTGTAACCACTTTAGTAGGGTTAGTTTTGTTTGACAT